CGTTTGTTGTAGACAAGCTGCGCCTGGCATGCCGAGAGCAGTTTATGCGCCTTGTCCTCGGTCTCGCCGATCAGCAGCATGTAGCGCAGGCGGCCCGTGTACATCAGGTACAGGGGAATACCCATGTCGACGTGTACGGACTTCGCCCCGGATCGGTAAATCTCCCACAAGGCCATGATCACGTCGTTGTCGATGATCTCCTGCGCACCCTGACGGTGGAACCACGCACAGGGCACCTTGGCATAGTTCGGAAAATAGTACTCGAACCAGGTGACGTAATCCTTCTCGATACGTTTCACGCGGGCGATCTTGTCCGCGGGGCGTTCGTGGATGTCTACGACCGAAGCTTTCGCGATGCGTCGGCAATGCTCCTCGTAGTTGTCGATGAGCTTTTGAAATTTCTTGTCGATGTCTGCCATGTGCCGTTACTTTAAGGAATCGACCTGCGCCCGGTGCTGAATGAACATGCGGTGGTATTCTGTGATCTTCACGACCTCCTGGGGGTTGATCTCGGCAACGAAGTTGTCGACCTCCTTCAACACGGAGATCACCACCGACAGCGGGACCTTGCCATCGAAGTATTGCAGGCTTTTGGCTACTTTCGAAAGTCCGTCAGTATCGAGCCGGGCCTTGTTTCCCTCGGCGATCCATTGCATCTCGTCCAGCAACAGTTCGCGGATTTTTCCGGGGGCCGCCAGGCTGGCCTTGCGTTTTTCGTCCCACTTCATACCGCGTCGCCATTCGGACAGCGTGGCCTCACGAATGCCGAGCAACTCGGCAATGCCTGCACAGGTCATTCCCTGTTCTACAAAACAGTTGTAGGCCGCCGTATATAATTTGTGTTTCGGGGTTGTCATATGCTCTTTTTTGTGCAAAGATGGCATGCCGAAACGCGAATGCGAAAAATAGTTCAATACCTTGACAGCCTTTTTGTTGCGTCGGATTTTGAAGCCTATGTTTGCATCAAAAATGAAGCGCATGGCTTTACCGAAATTCATTTTTAACGACGAAACGAAAAAGAACTCGCACGGTTTTTTCCTGCTTAACGGCGGCGGCAAGTTCGAACGCTTCCAGGAGTATTCCCCGATGCTCGACAACCACGATCTCAACCGTCTGATAGGGCGCTGGGACAACCTGCATGTCGAGGGGGCACTGCTTGTTGCCGATCCCGTCTTCGACGACGGGATCACCCTGGGAGCAGAACGCAAGGGCC